AAGTATGCCGTATGTATGACACAGGGGAACTAAATTAAACCCGTATTTAATTGAATAACAGGAAAGGAGGCGGAAGCCCCGGCCGGGAAAAGATATCTGGCTTCCTTTCAAAGATGGGATTAACATTTATAGATTACTTTGCAGGGATCGGAGGATTCAGGCGAGGAATGGAGATGGCAGGACATAAATGTGTAGGATTCTGTGAATTTGATAAGTACGCAGTAATGAGTTACACCATGATGCACCTTGCCACTGAGGAACAAAGAAAATACATAGAAAGCATACCTGCTTTAAGAGAACGGCAAAAAGAGATATTAAAGGAGGAATATAGAAATGGAGAATGGTATGCAAATGACATTAGGAGAGTGGAAGCCAGAAGCCTGCCCAAGGCAGATTGTTGGTGCTTTGGATTCCCTTGTCAGGATATCTCAATCGCAGGAAAGCAACTTGGATTTTCCGGGAGACGTTCAAGTTTGTTTTTCGCAGTTACAGGACTTATTAAGGACCTGTCGGAAGAAGATAGACCCTCAATATTATTTATTGAGAACGTTAAAAACCTACTTAGTGTTAATAGAGGGATTGATTTTGCCAGACTTCTCATTGAGCTGGACGAAATCGGGTACGATGCAGAGTGGTGTGTTCTTAACTCAAAAGATTTCGGAGTTCCGCAGAACCGAGAAAGGGTGTTCATTGTTGGACGTTTTAGAGGACGAGGTGGAAGAGAAGTATTTCCTGTCGCAAGGCAGAATACAAGAAATAGGATTGTTGAGGAATCAAGGATAAATAAAAACAGACACTCCTCACTCATGAATAGCGTGCTAAATGTGAAAGGAATAACTCCCGCTTTAGACTGTATGCAAGGTGGAAATAGGCAGCCCAAAATTCAGATAGGTACGAAGATAAGAAAACTAACACCATGTGAGTGCTTTCGCCTACAAGGTTGGACAGATAAATATTACGACCGTGCTGCCAAGGTAAACAGTGATAGCCAGCTTTACAAACAGGCTGGTAATGGGGTAACGGTGAATGTAATCCAGGCTATTGCAGAAAGGTTTTAATCAACTAAACGAATATTTAAAGAATCATTGTTCTTTGATAACTGAATATTGATAGTTGGTCTATGGAGTATTATAATCTATTTAATACAATAACTGTTTACAATACGAGGAGGGCCAGAATGGTATTTAGCAAACACATCTTTGATGAATTTAGCGAAACCGAAATATTCCGGGATAAGATGGAACTGAGCGATCCGGAATTTGAGTATTTTGATTTTATCTCAACGAATCCGATGATTAAAAAGGAATTCAGGGAAGATTATTCAGAGAAAGAATACATTGCATCTTATTTACAAGCTGCGAAAGAACTGTGTGCATCGATTAAACGCCCTGTGGGAATCAAAATAATTATTAATAGGTATTCGCTTGCACTTCCTATAATTTACCTATGCAGGCACTGCGTTGAGTTGGCAATAAAATATCACACAAGAAAATATTTAAAAAAATCCCCCAGAAAAGATCATAAAATTGAAGACCTATGGAATGAATTAAAAAAGGATATGCCAAATGGGCAAACAGATCAAGAAGTAAAAATATTAGAAGACATGAGTCGCTTTATTAGCTGTATTCTTTCTGTAGACAAAAGCGGTACTATGCTGAGATATTCAAAACAAAAAGATAAATATAGTCAGGAAAAACTAACCTTTGCAAATGTAAACAGAATTGTTGAGTTGACGGATAAATTCGTAAAGCAGTTAGAGGCTATTGCAGAAAAATAAGCATTACATATATACCAACTATCAATATTCGGTAGTTGGTTTTTTATTGCGAAAAATGAGAAAGGAGATACTATGACAGTGGCAGAAATGAAGCTTGACCACATAAATCAGATATGCCAATTACAGGCTAATGAGTTAGATTCTAAAGATAGTCAGATCCGGCAGATAAGGGATACAGTGGCAATCTATAAACAAAGCTACAGTGACACTATGGTACATACACATAACCTGGATCAGAAGAAGGAAGCACAGCATATGTGGAGGGCCTTGGATAATATCGAAAAGGAAATCGAGGCTATTATAGGACAGGAGGGATAGCAATGCCGAAAAGAAAGATTTATGCCGTCTACGATGAGGGCGAGAGGATAGGGAGTTATACACCAGAGGTTGCGGAAATGGTATTAGGGATACCAAAGTACAAGGTATCGGGATATGCAAACACAGAAATCAAAATATAAAAAGAGGTATACCTTCATACCGGAGGAATTGGAATACAAGAAAGAAGTGGAAAAGCTGAAAAATGACTGGAATTTCACGGTTAAGGCATTACCTTTGATGTTGGGGAGGAAAGCGCATGGAAAAGGCTGAGATCATTGCAGCACTAAATGATTACATAGATGCCAAGGAGCTATATGACGAAACAGTGAAGGAGATCGCAAGGCTGCAGCGTCGTAAAGGAACAGTATTACAGGATTCAGTTAAGGGGTCCATGCAGGAGTTTCCCTATGCAGCTAAGAGCTTTCATATCGCCGGGATTGTGTATTCGTCAGAAGATGATTCCAGGCTTAGACAAGACGAGGATATACTTGCAGAGAGGGCCAGGACAACAGGAGAAACCAGAAGAATGGTTGAAAGGTACATGAACCGGATCCCGGCAAGAATGCAAAGGATCATCAAATATAAATTGTTTGAACGCGAATCCTGGGACACAGTGGCTGCAAGATTAGGAGGGAACAAGACGGGGGACGCAATTAGAAAAGAGTTTGATAATTTTGTAGGTAAAGAGACTAAAATATAAAAGGTTAAAACTAATTCCGTTTTTTCCGCTCTTTCCGTTTCGAGTATTATATAATGTAAACTGGAACCAGTGAAATCATACAAACCCCTTATGATTCTTGTGTTGCAAGCGGCGAGACCGCAAGTCTGACTTACCCTTAACAGACTTAAATTAATAAGGACGTGCCGGTCTGATTCCGGCATATCGGTTCATAGCTCAACGGCAGAGCAACAGCAAACCCCCTGGCTGTAGATCCCGGCCCAATTCCGGGGAACCGAATCAGCTTCATCATAATACACCTCCTACGAAAGCGCCTGTCTTGTGTAACTCGATAGGTGCTTTTGTTATGTGAGAAATGGAGAGAAGAACAATGAAATGCTTATGCCAAACAGCAATTGTATTTCTAGCAGTATATATGGCAGTAAGATATTCTATGAGCTGGTTATGGCTTTTACTGCTGGTGGTTTTGGGATAACTGTGATTCGAAGAGGCGGTCGCCACGCCTCAATATTAATACAAAAAACAAACACAAGTGAGGTGGTAAGACTTGGCAAGGGTAAGGAGCCCAAATAGAGATAAAGCCTTTGATATATATAAGGAGCATGGCGGAGATATCACGAACCGAGAGATTGCCTCCATGCTGAATGAAGATGAAAAGGTAATTGCTGTATGGAAGAGTCGGGATAAATGGAATGATGTACAACAATCGAAGCAACGTTGTACAACAAAGAAAGCACAACAAAATAAGGCAGAGAGAGAAGCGGTAGCGAAAGAGGTTGAGTCTGTAATGAGTAATGAGGACTTGACCGATAAGCAACGGCTTTTTTGTATTCATTACAGCAAGTCATTCAATGCTACGAAGTCATACCAGAAAGCATATGGTTGTGATTACATATCAGCAAGCACAAACGGAGCGAGAATGCTTGTAAATGATAAGGTCAGGGAAGAAATTATGAGGCTAAAGGAAATGGCTTATTCCAAGGCTCTCTTGAAACCGGAGGATATCTTTCAGAAGTACATGGACATTGCCTTTTCTGACATTACAGATTACCTGACTTTCGGGCAAGAAGAAGTTCCCGTAATGAATATGTTTGGTCCGGTGATTAACGAGAAGACAAAGAAACCTCTCACAAAGATCGTGAATGTGGTCAAGTTCAAAGATAGCTCAGATGTTGACGGCTCAATCATTCGCGAGGTGAAGCAGGGCAAGGACGGGGCAAGCATTAAGTTATCTGACCAGCTAAAAGCCCTTGATTGGCTCACGGCCCATATGGATATGGCTACAGAGGAACAACGGGCCAAGGTGGCGCAGATGAAAGCCCAGACAGATAAACTCACGGCAAATGAAAAGGAACAGTCAGAAAGAGTGGTGATTGTCAATGATATCCCAAGACCAGAACCAAGTTAAACTCACTGACTTAATCGCCCCGTCTTTCTATGGTGTGCATTGGGATATTGTGGACGGAAACCACACATATTACGATCTGTACGGTGGGCGAGGCTCCACGAAGTCGTCTTTCGTAGGGCTTGAAATCGTTCTTGGCATGATGCAGGACCCGAACGCTAATGCAATAGTTTACCGTAAAGTTGGTAATACAATCGGTGACAGTGTATTCGAACAGATTCTATGGGCTATCGATGCGCTGGAAGTTAATCACCTATGGAGGTGCAAGACCAGCCCGTATAGATGCGTATATAAGCCTACGGGGCAACGAATCATGTTCAAGGGCCTTGATAAGGCTAAGAAGTCTAAATCGGCAAAGGTAAGCAAGGGATATTTTAAATACCTCTGGTTTGAAGAATTAGACGAATTCGCCGGCATTGAAGAAATACGTATGGTTCAGCAGTCCATACTTAGAGGCGGGCCAAAGTTCGTTGTATTTAAGACGTTCAACCCCCCAATAAGTAAATCAAACTGGGCTAACAAATACGTCCAGGAACCGCACGAGGGCTCACTAAGGCATAAGAGCGATTATACCACGGTCCCTGTTGATTGGCTGGGAGAACAATTTGTCGAAGATGCCGAACACTTACGAAAAGTCAATCCGAAAGCCTATGAGCATGAATTAATGGGCAATCCGGTAGGGCTCGGAACGAATATCTTTGAATTTCTGGAGATCAGGACTATCACCGATGAAGAGATCGCCAGAATGGACCGGATATATCAAGGGCAGGACTGGGGCTGGTATCCTGATCCTAAAGCGTTTGTACGCTCGTATTACAATCATAATACTGAAACCATATATGGTATTGACGAGCTGGGCGGTTGCAAGATTCGTAACGCTGAGATGGCAAGGCAGATTAAAACCAAAGGATATGATGATTACGAAATCCGGTGTGGCCTTGATGAACAGGAAAGCATTGTAGACTTCCGTGACGCTGGGTTGCCGGCAAGACAGGCGAACGGCGGGCCGGGTAGTGTGAAATATACCTTTGAATGGCTACAGTGCCGAAAGATCGTTATTGATCCGGCGCGGACACCAAGGCTGTACAAGGAAATGATAGAGTATGAACATGAGGTAGACAGCAACGGAGAAGTAATACCTGATTATCCGGACAAAAACAACCATTGGATTGATGCTTTGCGGTATGCAACAAGTCCATTATCAATGAGAAGGGGGAACAGTGCATAATGAAATTAAATGAAGAATTTGTGATAATCATCGGTAACGAAGTGTTTTTGAGTGATAAAATAATCAACCTATCTATGGGTGCTGATGGTTTTTCGATGACGATAGTTTCTACACACGGGACTAGATGTATTAAATGCAGATTAGGAGAAGTTGAGATACTTCAAAGAAGCAAAAGAGATAAGCGTGTTGTGGAAACAATAACCACTTGGAATTGTTTGGGTGAAAGTGCTGTTTGCCAAGAAATACGGACACCGATAGAGGAAATCAAAGATGCCTTTATAGACGCACTCAGGACCGTAAAAGAGGGACAGCAGTGCAATATTGATATTAAAATTGATGGGAAAGAATTTGCAAAGCTGATTAAAAAATACAATCAGGATCGTATTAGGAGTGATTAAATGGGATTACTGGACACGGTAAGGAGGTGGTGGAACATGTTATTCCAGAAAGAGGCATTAGAAGAATTTGACGTGAAGCCAGTCACCTCACAGGAAATGGATATTGTAATAGATAAGTGCATGAATATATACCAGGACCGCCCATACTGGCTGAGTGCGGAGCATGATATCCGTACAATAGGGTTTGGAAAGGTGCTGTGTGAGGAAACGGCCCGGCTTACCACACTGGCTATACATATTACCATTGACGGAAGCCCCCGGGCAGAATGGTTGCAACAGCAGATCGAGAAGCGGTATTTTAAAATCAGGGAATGGATAGAGTATGGTTGTGCTGCCGGGACGTTCATTGTTAAACCGAACGGCAAGGGAATTGACTTCCTTCTTCCAAACACGTTCAAGATAGTGGATTCGGACGATGATGGAAACATAACCGGGATCATATTCATTGACACATACACAACCAGTACGGCGTTCTCCCGTAAGTACTATACCAAATTCGAATATCACAGGATTAACAGCGATACGGGCGAGTATTTGATAAGCAACCGTGCCTATGTGAGTACAAGCGATAACGACAAGGGTAAGCCGGTTCCGCTGGAAGAAACCAAATGGGCCGGAATTGATTCTGATGCATCACTGATTAAGGAGAACGGGGAACCATTAGAGCGTATGCTATTTGGTGTATTCAGAACGCCACAGGCCAACAATACGGAAATCAATAGTCCTCTTGGACTGCCGATTTACAAGAATGTGATTGAGGAATTAAAGAACCTTGACATTGCATACAGCCGGAATAGTGAAGAAATCAAGGACAGCCGCCGTGTTATTTTGATTGGTGACGAACTTCTTAATACTGCTGGTGTGCCTATCGAGCAACGCAAGGTTGGTAGATCCGTTGATGGATTACCACATTATGCAAAGGCAGTATTTGGAGGCAAGGGAGAAAACCCGTTCTATGAAGAGATAAACCCGGAGCTCAACACTGATACCAGAATCAAAGGGATCAACAATGAGCTTTCCTTCATCGGTTGGAAAGTCGGGTATTCTTCCGGGTACTTTGTATTTGACCAGAAAACAGGAATGGTTACAGCCACACAGGTAGAGAGTGACGACCGCCGGACGATCCAGCTTATCAAAGATTGCAGAGATAAGTTAGAGGATTGCCTGGACGGTCTTATTTATGCCCTGAATGTGTTCGCTGATCTTTATGAACTGGCTCCGGTAGGGCAGTATGAAGTTACCTATGATTTTGGTGATATCACATACAGCTTTGAAGAGGACAAGGCAAACTGGTGGAAGTATGTTATCCAGGGTAACGTACCGGCATGGCTATATTACCAGAAGTTTGAGGGCATGAGCGAGGAAGAAGCCAGGGCCATGATTGCAGAAGCCAAAGCAGAACAGGAAAGCCCGACACTGTTCGGAGAGGAATAACATGATTGATATAAACTGTGGAAATCATATCCTGGTTGATATAGACATGACCTGCAACAACATGTTTGAAATTATGATGGACGATTTCATCGAACCAGACACCTTTATTAAGTTTAAATTTACAAACGGCGGGCATGGTGCTGTTAGGAAAAGGCATGTGATTGCTTTTGCGGATAGTGAGGAGGAAACGGTATAATGGCTACATCAACAATCAATATTATTGTAATTTGTTTATCTTTTTTGGCGTTCACCATAATCAGCAAGAAAAAAGGTGATTAAATGCTTACCCCTGAATACCTGCAAAGGATCACTGAACGATCAGAAGAATATGCTTCACAACTTAGAACATACATAATTAACTTGATCGTAAGCAGAATCGGGGCAAGGCTGGGGCGCGGTGCTGATTACCTCTTTACCGCTTCCGACAAATGGCAGATTGATGTATTGCAGGAATCCGGGCAGATACTTGAAGATATCCAGAAACAGATTATCAAGTTTACAAAGCTGCAGGAAAAAGAAGTACAGAAAGCCATGGAGGACGCCGGAATCAAGGCCATTGAATACGATAATAAGATATATCGGGAAGCTGGTCTTAACCCTACACCTTTGAAAGAATCCCCCGTACTGATCCGGCAGATGCAAAGAGTGTATGAAGCCACAAGCGGAGAGATAAGAAACTTTACCAGGACAACTGCAATAGAAGCACAGAAGCTATATATCAATGAATGCGACAATGCTTATAGGCTGGTAACTTCCGGGGCTGTATCTTACAACCAGGTAGTGCGTGAGGCTATCAACAATGCCATCTCAGACGTTGGGGTGATTAAATACCCAACAGGGCACAAAGACACACTAGAAACGGCTATTACGCGTTCTGTGCGTACTGGAATCAGTCAGGCAACAGGCAGTATACAAATGACCCGCATGGAAGAAATGGACTGGGATATTATCCTTACATCGGCCCACCTGGGAGCAAGAAGTGGTAACGGTGGCATGAATCCAACGAATCACCTGTGGTGGCAAGGACAATTCTTTTCACGGACCGGAAGGACAAAGAAATTCCCTGACTTTGTTAAGTCTACCGGATACGGAACTGTCACGGGATTGTGTGGCGCGAACTGTCGGCATAACTTTGGTCCTGGTGATGGTGTAAATAATCCTTACGCTGATATCCAGACAGAGGACAATGTCCGCATTGAGGAATTAAACAAACAGCAAAGAGCATTAGAACGCAAGATACGTAAGACTAAGCAGGAGCTTGTTGGAATGAAAGCGGCTGTTGATTCTGTTAATGAAGAACCGCTTAAATTTGAACTCCAGCAGGAATATGACCGTAGGGCTGCGTTACTCAGGCGACAGAATGAAGCGTATACCACATTCTGCGGTGATAACAACCTTAAGAAGCTCACAGAACGTTTAAGCATAGCCAAGTGGAATAGAGAACAGTCAGCGGCAGCAAACGGAGCAGCAACACGATATGAGAACGCAAGAAAGGAACAACATGAGAGAGATGAGAAACCGGATCAGGGCTGACACTGATATAGCCAATATTTGTAATAGATGAGCCTGTGCTTATGCATTGGCTCTTTTATATTACCATTTTGTTGACCCCAACAATATGGTCCATTTACCCCGTCTGTGGTCTAACAGGCTAATCCCTACCGCAGAAAGAGCGGTCAATAAATCATTTCAGGAGGATTGAAAATGAAAGATATATATGCAATTTTAACAGGCATTGGAATCGAGGTTACAGAGGAACATAAAGCCGCTCTGGATAAAGAATGGAAAGAGAATTACCGCACCATTGCAGAGTTTGAGAAAGCTACTGCAAAGAGAGACGAATACAAGGCTTCACTGGACACGGTGGAAGAAAAGTTAAAGGCTTTTGATGGCGTGAACCTCGAAGAATACAAGACACAGATCGGAACACTCACAAAGCAGCTTGACGATGAAAAGGCGGCTCGTCTGGCTGATGAATCCAAACGTCAGTTAGACGCTACCATTGAGAAGTTCATGGGAGGTAAGCAGTTCATGAACGATCTGACAGCAGAAAGCATTAGAGGTAAGCTTGCTGATGAACTTAATAAGGACACAGCAAAGGGGCGGTCTATTGATGATATTTTCAAAGCCCTAGTGTCTGACAAGGACGGTAACCAGATTCCTAATATCCTTGTCGACCAGGGACAACAGGCCGCACAGCAGAACAGAGCGACATTCACGCAGCCTATGGGCAAAGACAAGAACTTTACCGGGGTTACAAAAGAATCGTTCCAGAAAATGAATATTGATGAACGAATGGCTTTAAAGGCTAACAGCCCGGAACTATATCAGAATTTAGCACAGTAAAGGAGAAATATAAACATGGCAAAAACAGGACAATTCGGCGGATTTGATTTTGACCCAGAGGTATTCTCTGGGTATATGAATGAACAGCCAACATGGAACGATAAGATAATCGCATCAGGGATCATGGTAGAAGACCCAACAATCATGAGCTTAATCGGAGAAAAGGGTAATGTGGGTACTATCCCATACTATATCCCGGTTGACGAAAATGACGATCAGGCATTAAACAACGATGGTATGACCAACAACACACCTTCCGAGATTAGCGGTGGGAAGCAGACCGCAATGATGATCCAGAGAATGAAAGCATGGAAAGCAAAGGATTTCACAAAAGAATTAACAGGGGCTTCCCCTTTGACGCATGTCGCTAATTCAGTGGCGGGATATTATCGTCAGACATGGACACGATCTCTCATGAACATCTCTGATGCAACTCTAGGAATCACGGGAATGGCGAATCATATTACAGACTTGAGCGCTGCAACTGGAACGCCTGGGGAAGCAAACAGCATTGACGCAACAACGTTGATTTACGCACAGCAGAAGGCCCTTGGAGATATGGCGGATGGATTTGGGCTTTACATAATCAATTCTTATATCTTTGCCAAGTATAAAGCGTTAGGGCTGATTGATTATAACAAGTACACTATTAAAAACGCCATTGAAAGGGAAGTTGAACTTCCGACAATTGGTGGCTTAATCCCGCTTGTTACTGACAGATTCACAGTTGACACATCAGGGGCAAACCCGGTTTACAAATCCTATATCATCGGACAGGGCGCATTTCTTACTTGTCAAAAGGGCAATTATGAAAAACCATACTATACTGACTACGATCCTGAAACCGCCGCTGGTGTTGAAAAACTTTATACAAAGCAGGGTAGAGTTATCCACCCCAATGGTTTTTCTATCAAAGCTGATAGCATAACAGGAGAATCCCCGACAAACGCAGAACTTGCGAATAAAGCCAACTGGGCCCTCAAGTTCAAAGAAAAAAATGTCCGTATTGGTATGATTAAGTCCAACGGTTAAGGAGATTAAGCCATGGCGTATGTGGATTACACATTTTACAAAGAGAAGTACTACGGCACGGCGATAGCAACGCAGGGAGATTTTGACCGCCTGGCAGAAAAGGCAAGTGACAAACTGGACACTATGACGTTTGATCGTCTAGTGTCCGGCCTCCCGGCTGATACACGGTCCGGTATAAAGGTACAGAAAGCCGTGTGCGCCGTGGCTGATAAACTCCAGGAGATTGAAACGGCAGAGAAGATGGCACAGTCTGGAGGATTTACAACGGACGAATCAGGTAACCTTGTCGGAAAGATAGCAACAAGCAAATCTTCCGGGAGTGAGTCTATTTCGTTCAGTGCCACATCTTCCATCAAGAGTGCTGTACTCAGTGCAGTAGGTGACACACAGGCACAGAATAGACTTTGCTATGATACTGCCAAAGAATATCTTACAGGTGTAACTGATGATTGCGGTGTGCTACTGCTTTATGCGGGACTTTGAGAAAGGCGATGATCCTACTATCTCCTAGCTATGGGTTAAATAGTATTGTAAGAAAGGAGAGATACCATGTATACCGACACAGTGACAATCTTTAACAAATACAAGACCGCGCAGGGTATCACATGGTATCCTACTATACTACATAATGTTGACCTGAATACAGACAAAGGTGCAAACGTGGCTAAGACTGGCCTAGAAAGCGCTGACACTGCCAAATTACATGTAAGGTATGTCTTGACTGATGGAGTTATTACAATTGCAGGAAAGCCGCATAAAGGGCCGAAAGAGTGGGCGGCGCAGGCAGTTGATAAGCTTGACGGCTCTCTTACTTTTACCGGAGGATTGGATTTCTTTATTCGCGGTGAGTATGCCGAAGTGCCAGTAATTGATACAGACCCAGCTTATAAGAATGGCTTTTATGATTACATAAATAAAACCCATGATGATGTTTTTCTGATTTCCACAGTAGGTGGCCCATATAAGTTGATTCCTCACTTTGAGATCGGAGGGAAATAGTATGGCAGCAACAAAGCATTTCCCGAAGTGGTCCATGGTCGACGGTGGGATAAAGATCAAGATTGATCTATCTCGGTTTGACAAGCAGTACCAGAAAGCCCAGTATGGCCTTGATGGTGATGTAATGACCAGTATGTTACCTTTTATGCCAATGCAACAAGGTAGCTTTGTAAACGTAACTAGAGGGGCTAGTGCTGCGATACAGGGGTCAGGTCAAGTATACGCAGCCTATGGGCCTGCCGGTAGATTCCTTTACGAAGGTAAAACCATGGTCAGTGAGATAACCGGTAGCACATGGGCAAGGCTTGGCGTGCAGAAGGTACTTGTTAGTCAATACAGCGGCAAGACTAGCGCAAAAGAGAGTTTGGTGTACAACAAAACAACTCACCCGGACGCACAAGCCCACTGGTTTGATGCTGCCAAAAATAAAGATGGTAAGACGTGGGTAAAGAATGCAAAGAAAACGGCAGGAGGTGGCAACAGTGGCTGAACAACCACAACCAATAGGTAACGATTTTACTGGATACGATGTGCTGACGGAAGCAATGAAAAATCTGCTTAATCAGTATCCAGGACTTGATGGGGAATTAATATCATTCGAAGAACTAACGGAAGATGGAGGGATAGCCTTTTCGGCAGACAACGGAGCACTGGTATATAGTGAAAAGGAATCTGTGACGGCCCACGTTCGCCAGATTTGCCGTTATCCATTCTATGTGGTATATCGGATAGGTGCGAACAGTGAGCGGGTTAAAATGAACGCTCAGACGTTCCTAGATGGCATTGGTAAATGGATATGTAAGGAGTCTGTCACCATTGACGGTACAGTTTACAAACTGAGCACATACCCGAAGTTAACCGAAGGACGAATCATCAAAAAGATTACCCGTGACAACTCTTATGGGCTTGATCCCAACCAGAACAGCGATCAGGATTGGGTGTTACCC